AGGTGCATCGATCAGATAACCAGCGACGGTGCCCGGCACCGCGTCGATCCGCGCATTGTCGAAGCCATGGTCATGAAGGACCTGGCCGATAAGCTCTCCCACCGGCACTGTGGACAGGCGTCCGCTCAGCCAGTGGCCGCGGTGCCAATTGCGTCCATCCGACCACAGCGATCGCAGGCGCGGGAACGCCGGATATGGGCGCGCATCCCAGGCCCACACGCTCATCCGTGACGGATTGACCATTCGTCCGCCATAGACGTCGGAGACCGGATTGTTGCTCTCGACGAAATAGGGGCTTCCCGGCGTCCAATAATCAAAATGGGCATCCAGAAACCGCTGCTGAGAGAGATCGGATCGGCCGCCATTTGAAAAATGCGGTACCGCATTCTCGGTCGACTTGGGATCGGTGAACACGTTGGGCTGGTTCGGCCCCTTGTCGATCGCCGGACAGCCAAGTTCCGTGAACCAGATCGGCTTCAGGCGGGGTTGCCACCCTGTCGAGCTCGGCTGTTCAACGCCGCCGATCCGGTTGAAGTGCCGGTTCTCCCACCAGGACCTGATATCCTTGTAACGAAACACCCACGGCTTGTCGTAGTCGCCGTCGCTGATCGACGTCCTCTCGCGCAGCAGCCGCGCGCCTGCGTCCGCATAATACCAGTCGAAGCCTTCGCCCGCCGCGATCTGGCTGCGCAGGCCGGCCGGATCGTCAGGGAATCGAAATCCGTCCGGGTTGCCGCCGGCTTCGTCCTTGTCGCGCCAGTCCGCCAGCGGCATGTAGTTGTCGATTCCGACAGCGGTAATCGCCTCGTGCGACCATAGCGGGTCCAGATGGAAGATGGCATCGCCGGACCCGTCGGTCGGCTGGTGGCCGAAATACTCGCTCCAGTCGGCGGCATAGGTGATCGCAGTCTGGCTGCCGAGGATGGCTCGCAGCTCGCTCGCGAGGTCGCAAAGCGCCTCGACGAAGGGAAATGCTCCGGTATTGTCGCGCAACGTCGTCAGTCCGCGCATCTCCGAGCCGAGCGCGAAGGTGTGGACGCCGCCGGCGGCCTTGGCGAGATGAGCATAGTGCAGGACAAGCCGGCGGAAACCCCAGTCGTTCGGCGGGCCGGAATAGACCACTTGCGAGTCTGCGATCGCGAAGTGTCCCGTGGCGACGCTGCCGCGAAACGCATTGACCTGCGATCGTGCGCTCGCCGCCTTGTCTACGCTGCCATGAAGGCCCGGCGCCGGATGGCAGGTGATCCGTCCGCGCCATGGATAGGAAGGCTGAGCATCGCCGCCATACGGGTCCGGCAGGTCGTTGTCGGGCGGCACGTCCATCATGATGAACGGGTAGAACGAGACACGCAGCCCGCGCGCCTTCAGTTCGGCGACGCAGTCGATCACCGATTGATCCGACGGCGTACCACCATAGGCGGCTCCTCCGTCGACCGAGCTGACAAGACGAGCTGCCGGCCGCGTCACGCCGCCAACGGACCAGGCCTCGCTGTAGCCCTCCGGGTCGGTGTCCATGACGCGCGGTTCGATACGGCATGCACCCGCGCGCAGATCGTCACCGAACCAGGTGACGACAACCGCGACCTCCTCCAAATTCGGACAGAGCGCCTGCAACTCGTCGAGCGAAGCGATCAGGTCCGAACCGGCATGCAGCACGTTGCGGTTGATATGCAGCGTCCGGCCAGGCGTCGTCACCCGCCGGACCGGCTGGGGCGAAAGCCCGTACTCGGTCGATCCGGGCAGCAACGCCACCGACCTGATCTTCTCATGCAGCCCGCCCACCGGCCGCATCACCTCGAACTGGAACTGCGGAATGCGGTTGCCGTAATCGCCGATCGGAAACCGTTCGATGACCGCATAGGCGGTGCCTCGGTAGGCCGGCGCGTTGCCCGAACCCTGCTTGGCGACGATCAGCGGATCGGCTGTCTGGTTCTCGCCTCCGAGGTGTACGCGCACCGTCAATTGCTCTAGATCGAGTTCGCGCCCGTCCGCCCAGATTCGCCGCACGCCGGCGATCCGGCCTTCGCACAGTGCAAAGGCGGCGTTGCAGAAGTAGCTGTAGGTGGTCACCGTCGGACCGCCGCCCTTGCCACCTTGCCGCTCGGTCTTGCGTGCTTCCTCGAAGCGCGTAGCCCAGATCAGGTTGCCGCCCACCCGTACGGTGCCGTAAACCCGCGCGATCGGCGCGCCCTCCTCCGCGGCGAACGGCCGCGCATTTCCCAGGCGGGGGGCCTCGATCCGGCGTGTGCCCTCGATCAGGCTGCGGTCGAGCGCATAGCCGGCCATCGCGCCGATGGCGGAGCCTACCGCAGAGCCGACGGGACCGAAAACGCCGCCGAGAAACGCACCGGCAGCCTGTAGAACGAGTGTCGCCATGGATGTTCCGGTTAGCTCTGCGTCGAAGGAAAGGCGAAGATGCCGGCGATACGCCGCCGCCATTGCGGGATCAGCGCCGAGACCATCACGCTATGCCCCTCATAGGCATGGACGAAGGCATCGCTGGCCACGACAATGCCGAGGTGCTTGGCCGCGTGGACGTTCCGCCACCGGAAGGCGATCAGGTCGCCCGGCGCCGCATCGTTCAGACCCTTCTCGGCGCAGTGACGACGCGCCGCCTCCAGCAGCGGCTCGCCATTGCCGCTTTCGGCCCAGTCGGACGCGTATGGTCCCGGCCGCTCAGGCTCGCGGCCATAGACGGCGCGCCAAATTCCCCTCACCAGGCCGAGGCAGTCGCAACCCACACCCTTTCGTGAACCCTGATGCCGATAGGGCGTGCCGACCCATGTCATGGCCTCGGCAACGATGAGCGTGGCGGTGTTCATCGTACCAGCGCCCGGCCATCGTGCACGGCGGTCCCGGTGACATAGCCGTATGCGGCGTCGTTACCGGGCAGGTGCGGGAAGCCGCGGAAATTGACGGCGTTGCCGAACTTCGCCTTGCAGGTCGCAAACCTCTTGTCGCAGCCGGCGACGACCGTGAAAGTGTTTCCCGTTTCCGGCAGCGGCGAAGCGCCGCTCAAGCGCAGCAGCACCCCTTCCTCGGCCACGCGATGCTCCAGCACCATCTCCTCGACGCCCGCGAGGGTGCCCGTGGCCCAGGTCAACATTCCATGCGAGAACCAGTCCGGCGCAAACGACCCCAGACCCGTCACGCTCAGCGTGAAAGGCGCGGTCATGCCGATGATGGCCCCTGCCCCGTTCAAGGCGGAAGCAGCCAGCGATGCGCCGCAGCGCTGGTCTCCCAGCCTTGCGTCGCAAGTGCGGCGCAGATGCCGGCCGCTTGGCCGGTCGAGATAGGCCGTGATGCTTTCCAGCTCCGCCAGGAACCCACCGTCAGCGCGCGTGATCTTGCCGATCACAGCGGCACGGATCTGTGCATTCTGGCCGGGATCGGCCCAGTTCACGAGCAGCGTTCGCACGGTGGCGCCGTCAAGCCGGCCGGCAGCGATGTCTTCCTCTGACAGAACGTCGGACGTCAGCGCCCCTTCCACGTCGACGCTGTCGACACCCATGCCGAGCGAGGCACGAGCCTCGGACTGGGCGAAGCCGCTGTCCGGCTCGTAGAGTTGCCCGTCGACGACAAGCGCCCGGTCGTGATCGGTGAAGCCTAACCGCTGCCCGTCGCCGCGCTCCAGCAGCCAGCAATGGCACAACGTTGTGCAGTCGTTTTCGAAGTGGGCGGCGAGATCGGTCGGAATGGCAGTCATGGCACAACCTCCACGATCGGTATCGAGGGTATCCGCCCCGCGCGAAATGCGGTCAGGCTGACCTCCAGCCTCTCGGCATCGAAGCGCACTGGCACATCGAATTCGTAGCCGGCGGTCACCGCCTGCCCGCCGGCAGGGATCGAGCCGGGCGCGAAAGTCACGGTCCCGGTCGACCAGTCGACCGTGAAGTCGGCGCCGTACGCGACCTCGACCCCCGCCACCGCAACTCGAACGGTGCCCTCCACCGGCTTGTCGATCGTCCTTGGATATGCATCCGCTCCCGCACCGTAGACCTTCGCCAGCTGGAAACCGGCGTTCTCGCCGTCGCCCGAGCCTATTGGCTGGTCGAAAGGCGACGGTGTCTGGCCCGCTCCGCAAGACTTCATGTCGAACGGGTCGCGAAAGCGGAAGCCGTGATACGATCCGCGACGCGCTTCGAAGAAGGCTACGATCTCCTGCAGGTCCTCGATCGAGCGTATGCCCGTCCCGGCATCGTAGTGTCGGCGTGAGCGCTCCAGGCGCAGGTTGCGTCGCTCCCTGCCGGAAGCCAGCGCGACGATCTCGTTGCGCCGCTCCGGTCCGCCGGTCGCGCCGAAGGAGACGGCGGCGGGAAAGCGCACTTCGTGAAAGGCCTGCATCGGTCGCTCCTGCTCAGATGCTGCGCATGCCGCGCGAGGCGGCCCGGGCAAGCATGCCGGTGATCTGTCCTTCCGACTTGCGGAAGGAGCCGGCGTCCGTCGCGGTAACGTTGAATACGACGTTGACAGATGCCTGCCCCCCGCCATCGGCGGCGACTCCAAGCCGCCCGTCCGCGCCCCTGCGCAGGGGCAAGATGGCCTCGGCGCCCGCCTCGCCCATCAGCCCGAGGCCGCGCCCGTGAGGGAAATAGGTCGGCGCCGACACCACGCCGCCGGACGCGAACGGCGTAACGCCGCCCTTGGCAAAGGGCAGTGCGCCGGCCAGCCCGCCCATCAGCTTCGCGAACAGATTGGAAGTGTGCCCCGCCAATGGCTGCAGCCCCTGGTTGAGCGCCATGCCAGCAAGATTGATGCCGACGCGCCGCAGCACGTCCTCCAGCGATCGCCCGTTCGTCGCCGCATCGCGCAGCGCTCCGGAGAGCTGCCGGCCGAAAGACTCCGAGAGCTTACCGAGATTGACGATCGCATCCGAAAGCGGCTTCGTGTCGGCATCGATCTGCACTTCGATCGGTCGCAGGCTGTCCGTCATCATTGTCGCCTTTCATGTTTTCGGTCTGGAAACAGCGACATCAGCGCGGCAAGAGCCGTGCGCTGCGGCGGTGCGGGCGCGTCGCCCATCATCAGTCGCAGCACGATGGCCGCTTCTCGCGGCGTCATCGACCAAAAGTCGCGCGGCGATAGCCGCAGCAGCCCCAGCCCAAGGGCGATCAATTCGTCCCAGGGAAAAGGGCGCGCTTGCGCTGCTGCGGCATTCAGGGGTCCGGGGATTGTCGGTCCACGGTGCCAAACGTCGCTTCCAGAAGGTCGGCCGCGATCGCTGCAAAGCCTGCTATGCCGCCATCGGCCTTCATCGACGCGACTTCGTCGTCACTGACCTTGCCGCCACCGCCACGCAGCCCCGCCGCCACCAACCGGATCAGGTCGTGCGCCGAAAGTCGGCCGCTGGAAAAACGTTCGGCAAGCGCCGCCATATCCTGGGCTCCGAATGCCTCCTCCAGTTCGGCCAGCGCCCCCAGCGTCAGGCAAAGCGTGCGCTCGCGGTCGTCGAGGATCGCCGTCACCTCGCCGCGTCGTCTGTTCGCCGCCATCAGATCGCCTCGAAGGAAATCGCGCCAGCAGATTCGAGTGCGATATCGAACGTCACCTCGCCATCGTGGTTGCCGGTGTATTCCAGCGCGGTCACCTGGAATGGCCCCTCGACCACGCCAAAGCCAGGAATCGCAAGCTGCCATCCGGCGATCGCCCCGCTGAAGAAGCCGGTGCGGATCAGCCCGTCCGACTGAGCGTCCTTGAAGATGCCGGCGCCGCTCACCGAGGCGCGCTGCACGCCGCTGCCGCCGAGCAGTTCGCGCCACCGCCCGGCCGAGTCGGCGTCGGTTACGTCCACCGTCTCGCTGTTGAATGCGAGCCGCTTGGTGCGCAACCCTGCGACGGTCACGAAACCGCCCTCCCCGCTGTCGATCTTCAACAGCAGGTCCTTGCCCTTCTGTGCTGCCACAGTGAGCCTCCTTGATTCAGGTCGATTGAAATTTGCTAATGTCTGTCGCGTTTCAGGTCAGTCAGCCCTCACCCGAATATCGGGCTGGCCTCAGTCGAAAGGCTCGGTCAAGGCTCGGAACCGCACCATGCCGTGGTAAACGGCATGATCGTCGTTGTAGCGAACTTCCTCGTACTCCTGGCGCAGGCTCACCAGCCGATGCGTCTCCATCGCCAGCGACTTGTCGTGCAGTGTCTGTTTCACGAGGTCGGCGATCTCCAGCGCCTCTGCCTTGCCTTTGGCCTTGGACCAGACGTGCACGCTGAAGATGTGCTCGTCGCCATTTTCCGTGCTGGTGCTCCAGTCAAAGACGCTGGTGCGGCCGAAGGTGAGGTAGGGAAACGCGACGTTAGCCGGCGCCTGATCGTGAATGCGCGCACCACCAAGCTTGGTCGTAAGCGCCTCGTCGGCGGTCAGGACCGTGAACACCGCCTTCTGCAAGTCAATTGCTGCCGAAGTCATCTCCGCCCCCCTTCCCGGTCCAACTCGTGCCCGATTGGGCATCCCTTTCAGGTCGCTGCTTCTGCCGAGCGTATCCCGCTTCGCGCTCGTCCGCCATCTGGTGCATTTGCGCCCGCAAAACCCGGATCAGTGCGTCCATCGTCATCGCCATCGCCAGCTTCATGGCAATCTCTCCCGGGCTCTGCACACGAGATATCGCTTCGTTTCGTCGGGGTCGTGCACCGTGACGATGACGAGGAAACGGCCCGCCCGGCGCAATCGCATTCCGGCGGTCACTCCGTCGCGAAACCGGATGGTGACGCGATGGGTGACACTTTCAAGAGTCTGGTCGGCGCCGAAGCGGCTAACGGCCGAGACTGGCTCCACGCGGCCGAAGAACAAGGCGATCTCGATCCAGTTCTCGCTGTGGCCGCCTGCCCCGTCCGGCGAAAGCACGGCCTCCTCCAGCACGAGTTCATGGCGCATTGCACCGGGATCGATGAATTCACCGCGCATCAGAGCCTCCGCGAGCGGTATGGCGCGATCAACCGGTCATAGCCTGCCGGCCAGGACACTGGTTGCTCGGCCGCGCCGAAAGCGGCGCGAAACTCGTACCAGTGCGCGACCAGCAGCAGTATCGCCCGCTTGATCAGGTCGGGCACGTCGGTGCCGGCCTCGCCGAAGCCCGCGACGAAGTCGATCTCGACGCCGTTGAGCACCGCGCCGGGCGTTGGGGTCGTATGGAAGTGCAGCCTCGCCGGCCGCGCATGCGCGTCGAGGCTGAAGAAAGCCGGATCTACGAGGCTCGCCTCGCCATCGCTACCGAAGACGGTTACCGACTGCACCTCGCGCACCGGATGCCGGCGCAGAAGCACCCGCCCCGAGGGCGGTAGGCGGTCGAGGGTCAAACGCCAGCTCTGATCGATCAGCGCCAGGCCGCACGAGGCTTCGATTTCCTCGCGCGCCGCACGAATCAGGCTGCCGATCAGCGCGTCCTCACCGTCGTGGTCGAGCCTCAGGTTAGCCTTCGCGTCGGCGAGCGTCACCGGTTCGACATCCGGCACCACGGTTCTGAACAGAGCCATCCAAGCCTCGAAAAATCGGTTGAAAAAGTGACGGCCCCGGCAGGGAGTAACCGGGGCCGTCGCGGCACTGGATAGAGCGCGGGAAGGGTGGCCCGCGCCGGGCGACTACTCGCCCGCCGTGCCGAACTTCATCAGTTTGATGGCGTCGAAATCCTGCACCCCGCCACCGACGCGTTTGGTGGTGTAGAACAGCACGTAAGGCTTGGCCGAGTACGGGTCACGCAACACGCGCATGCCGGCCCGGTCGACCACCAGATAGCCACGTTGGAAGTCTCCGAAGGCAATCGGCGTGGCGCCGGCGGCAATGTCGGGCATGTCCTCGGCCTCGACCAGCGGGAAGCCCATCAGCATGGCGCGGCCGCCGGGCGCAGCGGGCGGCTGCCACAGATAGTGCCCATCCGCGTCCTTCATCTTGCGGATCACGGCCTGCGTCTTGCGGTTCATCACCCAGTGCGCGTTCTGGCGGTAACCTGCCTTAAGCGCGTAGATGAGGTCGACCAGCCTGTCCGAGGGATGCGAGGCCGGAAACGCTCCGTTCACGCCGGTATCGACATAACCGATCTCGCCCCAGTCACGACTGGTCTCCGCCTCCAGGTCATATTGGAGAAAGCCTTTCGGTTGATTGGAGCCGGTGCCGTTGACGAAGGCGGCGCCCTCCTTCTCGGCGAAGGCTGCCTCGACCTCGCTGACGATCCATTGGTCGAGGTCGACCACGGCGTCCTCCAGCAGCGACGGCGTGGCGGCAGGCATCGCGTAGAGCTCGGCCGTGGGGAACTGCAACTGGTCCAGAACCGGCGAATCGGACTTGGTCCGGCTGCCCGTCTCGGCTGCCCAGTTGGCCACCGGTCCGGTTACCGTGAACGGCTTCCTCAGAACCGGTCCCGATACCTGCCTCACCGAAGCGATCGAGCGGATCGGCGAGATGGCGGCAAGCCTGCGACCGATCTCGGCCTCCACCGTCTGCGGCACCAGATAGCCGCCGTCGGGACCTGAGCCGTAGGACATGTCCTTGGTTTCGAGAGACCGCAGCACGCGCTCGTCGCCGGAGCGCATGTAGGTATCGAACGCGTCCTTGTGCTCCAGCACGGCGGCCGTCGGCACGCCCTCGCGGCCGAGAGCTGGTCTTGCGCGCTTCAGCGCTAGGTCGTCGAGCGCCCGCTTCTGGCGGGCGAGCGCGTCGGAGATGCGGTCGACCTTTTCGGTGGTCACGACGTCGGCGCTTTTCCTGGTCTCGACATCCTTCAGCCGGCGGTTGTTCTCCTCGCGAAAAGCGGTGAAAGTCGACATGAACTCGTCGAACGTATCCGACAGTACGGCATAGCCCGGATCGGATTTGGTCTCTGGTGCGATCTTGTTGATCGTCATGAACGAATGTCCTCTATCTTGATCATGCGTATGGCGTCGCGGATGCGTCCCGCTAGCCTCTCAGGCGTGCCCCGCGCGGCGTCCCGCTCGGCAACGAGGCTGGCAAAGCCGCGGGCAACCACCGCGCGCGCCTCGCCGCGCGTCAGCCCCGCATCCCGCGTCAGCCAGCGCTCGAATTCCCGCACGGACGGCAGTTTCCGCGCGGCCTGCGCCTTCACCGCATCGATGCGCGCATCCGGCAGCATCGGGAAGGTGACGACTGAGATCTCCCACAGGTCCGCCTCGATGATGCGCCGCGTCCGCGTTGCTGCATCCTTGCGTGCCCTGACCGTCCGGAAGCCGATCGACAGCCCGTCGAGCGCGCCGGCGCGCATCAGTTCCAGCACCTCTCGCGCGCGGCCGACGCCGGGCGTCAGCTTTCCACGCACCCTCAGCCCGCGCTCGTCCTCCGCCATCTCCAGCCAGGTGCCGATCGGCTCGGCCGGATCGTGCTGGAAGAGCATGCGAATGCCGGCTGCGCCGCGCCGCGACAGCGCGCGCGAGAATGCGCCCGGTTCCACGACATCACGGGCAAGGTCGGCCCTGCCGAACAGGCTCGCATAGCCGCTGAAGGTGCCGTCCGCCTCCACTGTTCCGATCGCCTGGCCGGCGAATTTGCGCTCGCAGGCCGCATTGGCCGATTCAGCCGTCATGACTGCCGCTTCCTCCATTGTTGTCGCCTGTTCCGCGCCGGCCGGCCGGCCGCAGCGCGCGCATGATCAGCCCTAGGACCCACCAGGCGCACAGGCTTGCCGCCGCTGATCCCATCAGCAGCATTTCGGCCGCGCCCAGACTGTCCTCGATGCCCAATTCGGCAGTAATCTTGACGCCCGCCGTACCGCCGAAGACGAGCCCGCAGGCCACGCCGACGCCAAAGCGGATGCCCGCCTCGCGTCGGCCGGCCGGCAGCAGATAGGCGAGCGAGATCGCCGATCCCGCCACCGCGCCCGCCAGCTTGGCGGTCCACAGCCAGGCAGCTTCCGTCATCGTTCCATGCCTTTCCATGTGAATGTCAGATCCCCGTCGGAAACCAACGCGGCAGGCGGTTCGCCCGCCACCGGCAGCTTTTCGATCGGGCTCAGCGGGGGCTGTAGCCCACCGCCTCTCTCTTCTCGTCGTCGGTCAGGAAGTCGGCCGCGGCCACCCGAGCCCAAAGCGCGTCGCGATCGGCCGAAAGACCGTCGATACGGTCGGCGTCATAGGAAAGTCGCAAGCGCTCGCCATGGCGCGGCGCGAGCCACTCCGACATCTCGGCCGCAGTGCGCGCCACCAGCGGCAGCACCGTCATCCGGTAGAAGGCTCGGTTGGCCTCCTGATAGTTGGAATAGGTGTTGTCGCCCGGAATGCCGAGGATCATCGGCGGCACGCCGAAAGCCAGGGCGATGTCGCGGCTGGCGGCATTCTTGGCTTCGATGAAATCCATGTCCTTCGGCGTCAGGCCCATCGCCTTCCAGTCGAGTCCGCCTTCGAGCAGCAACGGCCGCCCCGCCCGGCGGGCGCCCGAATAGCCCTCCTCCAGCTCCGCCTTCAGCCGCTCGTACTGTTCCTCGGAGAGATTGCCGCCCTCCTTGGGCGCGTAGACCAGCGCGCCGGAGGGCCGCGCCGAATTGTCGAGCAGCGCCTTGTTCCAGCGCCCGGCCGCATTGTGAATATCGAGCGCCATCAGCGCCGCTTGCAAGGGCGGAAAACCGTAATGGTCGTCGAGCGGGTGGAACAGGCTCAGGTGCAGTGCCCCGCCCCCGCCAGCGGCGGTACCGAGCGGGATGCGCCGTTTCGCAGACCCTTCCCGATGCTCCAGCGCGACCGGCCAACCGCCACTATCGGCCACGACCGCCACGCGGTCGGGCCGCAGCAGGTGCATCTCGGCCGCCGCACCGGCCTCCACCAGCTCGACATAGGCACTGCCGGACATCAGCAGGTGGCCGTAGAGCCCTTCCATGAAGCCGGTACCGGCAGTGCGCGGGTTTGGGCGGCGCAACAGGTCGAGGAGCGGATGCTCGGCCAGTTCCGCCTCACCGTCGTAGAGCAACCAGGGCACCGCCCCGGCCGCCTCGGCGATCATCCGCACCGCCCGGTGGGCGACCGGATTGCGCATGTAGCCCTCTCGAGCCAGCGCGGCATAGTCGCGGCCCGTCCAAAGCGCCTCGCCCTGCCCGTGCAGCGACACGAAGCCCCAGCCTGCACCGGCCTTGCGCTCGACGCCGCCCGTCGTCCGGTCAGGGCGTCGCGCCCATGGCCAGTTCCAACCCATCTTCGATGTCCTTTCGAAAAGACGTCCTTCGCCGCCGGTCAGCGGCCCATCATCCGCACCCGCGGTTCCTCGCCGCGTCCGAGCAGCAGTTCGGTCACGGCCCAGACCAGTGCGTCGACCCGGTCCGGGGAGCGCCCACCCGAGAGCCCGTCATGGCCGAAATCGCACATCTCGTCCTCGAGCTGCAGAAACGGCGCCGCATGGATCACGCGGCCCTGCGCATAGAGCGCGGCGACCGGCTCGGCACGCAGCCACTTGCCGCGGCTCGCCCGCACCTCGCGCACCGGCAGCGTGGGGTCGATCATACGCAGCACCGTCGCCACCATGTCGCCGCCCTGGTTCACCTCGGCCACGACGCAATCAGCCTCGTGCGCGGCATAGACCGCCGCCACCCGCCTCGCCCAATCCTGGGGCCTCGCCGCGGACAGCGTGGCATCCGCCAGTATTACCGCGCGGTCAGACTCGTCGCGCCCGGCCACCACGATCCCGCATGCGTCGGAGCTACGCCTCGACGTTGCCGGCGGGTCCACCGCCACGACGATCCTCCTCAATTCGCCGCGAGGCCCCCGCGCCGCCTCCAGCGCCGCGCGCGTCCACAACGCATCGGGGCGGTCGTCGACAAGTTCGCCATCGAGTTCCTGGCGCCCCAGCCGCGTGCCGCCGTAGCGGTTTCTCACCGCGCTGATGAACCCCGCCGCCAGATTGTCGGCGTTTTCCTCGGTGCGCATCCGCGTCACCTCGAAGTTCGGATCGGCCATGAGCCGCCTGACCAGCGGCACCGGCCTCGGCGTCGAGGTCACGATCTGGCGTGGACCCGGCGCCAGCCGCAGGCCGAACTGCAGCATGTCGAAGGTTTCCTCCGCGTTTTTCCACTTGGCCGCCTCATCGCTCCAGGCCGCGGCGAATTGCGGCCCGCGCAAACTGTCCGGGTCCTCGGAAGAAAAGGCCTGCGCCACCGCGCCGGTGGTCCACAACAGCCTGCGCCGCGACGGCTCGTAGCGCGGCGGTTCGGCGCGGGCGATGGAGCGAATGCCCGACGGTCCCTCGATCATCACCTCGCGTACGTCGGCGAACGTCTCGCCCACCAGCGCGATCTGGCGATAGCGGTCTCCGTTCTCCGCGAACGGCGGGAACCCGCGGGCAAGCGCATGGACCCATTCCGCACCCAGCCGGGTCTTGCCCGATCCGCGCCCGCCCAGCACCAGCCAGTGAGCGGGAGGGTCGGCATCGTGTCGCCACAACGGATACTGGGCGTGCCTTGCCTCGCCGAACCACTCACGCAGCGCCAGACCCGCATTCGGCGCTTCGAGCGCGCGCCGCGACCAGCCGCTCTGCCTCCGCTCGAGCGAGGGTGATAATGCGTTGATCGATCTTGCGGAGCGTCCGGGCGATCTCTTCATCGCTTTGCATCTCTTCTTCTGCCGCCCGTTCTTTTGCGAGCGTTTCCCAGCGTTCGGTCATGCGCGCCAGCGCAAGCAGGCCGTCGATCTCCGCCTTGTTGAGCCGGCCGCCCGCCTCGGCGCTGTTCAGCAGCGCCGCGAGCCTGCGGGCCAGCACCCTGGCTGAGCGCGCCAGCAACGCCAGCGGCTCGACGTTTTCATCATGCGGGACGTCGCCTTCCCACGGAGCGGCCTCCGCCTCAGCGGCAACGGTTGTCTCACGCGCCTCTTCCGGCGCGCTATCCAGCGCAACGGCCACCGCGTCCGCTTCTGTCCAGTCGGCGATCGGGTCGATCGCGAACGATCCTTCAAGGTCGCCGTCGAAACCGCCCTCGCCGTCAAACGTTGCCGCCTCGATGAAGGCGCGGTGTGCGTTGCGTGCCTTGGCGGTGCGGAAGTCGAACTTCCGCCAGCCTTCGACCTCGGCGCGCGCATGCACCGCGCTGGTGTCGCATCCGAGCAT